TCCATGCTCATTGTATCAGCATCGGCACCACCAAGAATTGTAGACTGACGGTCAGCACGAGCACGCTCGCCTGCTGTCATTGCCTCTTCTGCAGCTTGTACATCTGCCGCAGTTTTCTTAGGTGGCTCCGGAGCTTTTTGAGGAGCTGGAGCTTTACTACCACCACCGCACATAATTCATCTCCTTTTTCTAAACGTATATCCCACGGTTTCGTACCCGAGAGACTCATACAACTGTCTTGTCATTTCCGATTTTACACCGGTACTACAAGCAGGTCGTATTTCCTTTGCGTCATTCTCATACGCCCATTCTTCAAAGTCCTTGATCAAACGAACAGCGGCTAATCCGCCACGTCTATCAGGATGAACAAAAAGCAATAAATCGAATGCTGCAAGATCCTTACTGAAATAATACTCCGAAATGTAGCCCACGTACATCGCATAAATTACGCCGTTGTGTGTAACTACTTTTGCGTAGTATATTTCGGGGTTAGCGATATATGTCTCGCCTAACGCCATTAACTTGTCAAAGTCGTAGTCTAAGCCGTCAAATGAGGATTCTTCCTGCATCTTTCGACCAAGCTCGATCATCTCAGGCACGTCTGCCAGTGTGAAATCTCTAATAAGCATCGAATATTGAATACTCCCCCTCAGCAACACGGGGCAGCTTAGCCATACGCTTTTCATTGCGCAGTCTAACGCCCAGTGCTAGATACCTCATCGCGTCAGCGGGGTGAGATGTCCAGTCATGCAGAGGTCTATCTCTAAATACCTGCCTTTTCTCGTCATAGTCTTTACGATACTGGCGCAGCGCTTCGATTAGATGAGCAGCCTTAGTCTCATCAAAATAAACCTTAGGTAATGTGTTACGAACGGCTTCAATACCGTCGTCAACGCGCAAATTAGGAACAACACGGAACCGAATGCCAAGTTCACGCGCAGCTTCTAGCCTTGATTTGCCTGTTGAAAAATCTCGAACCTGAATATCGTGCGGAGCTAGGTGCTCTCCGTACACATACTCTTTTTCTCGCAAAACTTTGGCGTAATGTGCCAAACCTTCGCCTTGCATTTCATAATAGTCAATAATACGGATTTCAGCGCCGGATAACTGGTAGAAAATGATCGATGTTGAGTCGCCAATGCCCAAGTCCCACGCTGTATGCACATCTAACAAGGGTTCATATGGAACCTTGGTGATATGTCTGTCGGCTAAAAGACGAGCCATGGCATTACCGTAATATGATCCAACTAATGGCGCGTCAAAGGAACAATAAAATTCCTGTTGAATCATTTCCTCCGGCATACCCGAAGCACGCTCTTCGTCAATGGCGCTAATAGGAATAGCCCTAGTATTCTCGACTGATAGTACTTCTTGAAACCAGTTTTCGTTCTTCTTAGCTACATTAAGAAGGTCATATCCATGGTTTCTACCTCGAGCGGTATAAATAAATAACGCCCATCCTCCATTCTCAGCCAAGATGGGACGAATGTAATCCCAGGCACGTGGATCTTGGAGGGAGTACTCTGAGAAGACAACTCCAACAGGGTTTGCTCCAACCAATCGGTCGACATTGTCGGTACCCACCACTTGATAGATTGAGCCATTTTTAAGCGTTAACCTCATTTCGGTGTTATTCACCGCTTCCCACATTTCTTTGGGAAAGTGATCGAGGAATTTACGCCCATCCCTTGTCATACCGTCCCAGGCAATCTTGCGACCCTGGTTGTACGTCGGGAACAAATGCCAATATAGGCCAGGCCGTGTTAATGCGGAGACTGCGCACCAATTGATGCTGCTTAAGTCTTTACCCGCTCGGCGATGCCAAACAGCAACGGCTCTTTTACCGCCGCCTTCCATATATTTCCAAAGAGGAAGCTGATACGGTCTTGGCTTCCAATCAATCGGTACTTGTATCTTCATCTGTAAACCTGACGACCTCGATGCTGAAGCTACCGTCTAGTGAAGCGTTCATATCAACCGCCTTACGTTTAGGCGCCACATACTGTGCTAGTTCTTTGAAACATTGCAGCTTCAATTCGGGAGTAGAAGTAGGATCAGAAGCTAACATGGCCATGCCCTCAATAGGATCCACGCCCAGTTCTTCTAAACGGTCTTGGATTTCTTGAGATTTTTTATTTGTGCTGCCCTTTGGCCTTCCAGCACCTGGGCGAGCTCCACCTTTTTCTGCCATGTGAGCCTCCTATAACAGATATTATACGCTAAAAATGATTTGTGTAAACCCCTTTGTCAACCTCGGCACTTATTGGCATATTGTATTTATTGGCAATCCCAGTATTTTTAAAAATAAATTTTAATTTTTTCCCTATACTAACACCAAATACCCTGCCGATTTTATCCGATAACTAAAAACCTCCCCCGCAGATCGACTGACTTGGCGCTCGTAGGGCCGGACGCGCGTTCCGGCGCCCCGGGGCCCTCGGGTCTGCGTGCCGGGATGTGTAGTAAAAAGTGCAATAGGATCAATAACTTAAGGCAAATGCAGCAAAGCAATCAGACCTGGAACCATTGGTCCTCATCAGACACCAACAGCCATTAACATCCGACCCAGACTCGAAGGGGAGAGGGAATGGATAGAAAGAAATTGATATTTAATCAATGTGTGAATGAGTGGGAGAGGGGTGTATATAATAGAGTATAAAATTATTTTAAAATAAATTTAAAAAAACTATTTACAAATTATTTTTTATGGGGTATATTAAACTATAAATCAATATAAATCATATTGGTTTAATAAAGGAGAATGAAAATGAAGTTTGATCAGGAGTTGATTGAGGGTGGTGTCGTTGAGGTTTTAGACCTAATCGATAACGGATTAGATACCGTTAGAGATTATAGTAAACCATGGGATACCGTAATGAATATGCAGGCGGAATCAGATGATCACATGCATTTAATGTATGAGTTTGAGCGTCAAGTATTAGTGAGAGTCGCGGAAAGACTAAAGGAGATTTATGATGTTTGAATTAGTAATGGGATTAGTATTTGTGCCAGTCATTATCTTTATGGTTTGGTGGATTGTGGGTTGTATCAAGATTAGTATGGAGGACTGAGATGATTAGACAGATAATTGGTGGGATCAGTATGTTTACTGGTTTGTTAATGGTTGCCGGATCAGCGAATGACTGTGATGGTAAGTGTATGGAACAGGCAAACACGCTGCCTGAAATGCTGATGATTTCAGCAATTGGTTTTGCGTTGATGATTGGCGGGTATTATTTGTGGAAGAATGGAGAAGATAGATGAAAAGAATGAGTGATTATCAGTACAAAAAGGCTTGGAAGACTGAGATAGATTGTGCTGCAGACTGTGATGTGTTTCACTTGTTTAAATTCTGTGAGGATCACAACGTCGAGCATCGTATTGTGGCTGCATCAGGACCAGGAGGCGGTAATCCGTGCCTTGAATTATCGGGGTCAAAAGGTGATGTGCTGCTAGCTTTGATAGACTGGCATGGACCAGAGGATGTAGATGTACAGGAGCTGGTTGCCTCGATGTATCGATAACTGATAGACACCTGAGATCAGAGGCGGGCGACAGTCCGCCTTTTTTATTTGTGTTGTCTGTATTATATAAGAGAAAAAATTATTTTTGTTGATAACTTTAGTCCCCCTGACTAATAAATACAATATGCCAATAATATATTGATTTTACATAGGTTAGAGGGCCGTGGTTCGTATCGCGTATTGGCATGGGCCAAAAAAATAGTGTACTTTGTCGGATTTACACGGTAGAATAACAGACAGTGGCCGTTTGTGGTCACGCTTAGAAAGGAGAAATCATGTTAGTAAAAGAGTTAATCGAGGTCCTTCAGGATCACGATCAGAACATGGAGCTGACTGTCGTTACAGACAGGTATACAGGTCCATTCGCCGTAGCGCTACGTGGTGTAGTAGGTACGGGCAGCAAGATCTATCTGTGTGGGGATTATGTCGCCAATAAGATAGATACAGATCCATGGGCCGAGTTAGATGGGCCTATGTATGATGAGAAAGGAGAATAATATGTCAGAACGTTATGAGCTAGCCAAAGCGGTATTGGGTCAGGACACAGATGAGTTGATCAAGCAGCATAGCATGCAGGAACTGAGTGCGTTGTTTTGTAAGGTCGTCAAGTCTCCTACAGCCCCAAAGTTCAGTGATAAGAAGGCTGCAGTCAAACGGATTAAGCAGATGGCTGAGGAGGTAGTAAAGGCGGGTGATCCTGTCCCTGTCCCCGAGCTGAATGCTGTGTTCGGTTTGTCTAAGCCCGCTGCACAGAAAAAGGCCGGTCG